ATGAAATGATAGAAGATGGTCTTTGGGATATGGTTGAATGGCATCTTAAATGGGCAGGCAGAGCTATTGAAAACAAATTCAATCGAGATGTTCTGGATGCATTTATTGGTGGGGTAACTACAACTGCAGCTACTGGAGCAGGTAGTATGGATAATATTATCACAAATCGAGGAACAGTAGAGGAACAAGGATGGTTGCCAGATAAAATGGTGATTTCACCAGGGTTTGAGGAAGATCTATTATTGGATGATAATTTCAACCAAGCACAAATGTATGGAAATAACTCCATAACACAAACTGGAAGAATTGGAAACATTCTTGGTTTAGATGTCAAAAGACTATCTGTAATTGGTGGAGAAACCTATACATGGGGTGGTGGTTTTGATGCTGCTAGTGAATATGGTTGTTTGATTTATGATTCAACTGCACCAGTGATGATGATTGGCATGAAACGGGATATCACATCTGATGAATATAAAGATCCAATACATGGACTAGTTGGAATTGCAGCTACCATGAGATTCGGTGTCGAGGTAATTCACCAGAAAGCAGGGTTGGCCTGGAAGCAAGCGTAATCAGGTAATATAATATGTATAATACTAAAGTATGTAATAAGTGTGATAGGAAACTATCCACTTCTTATTTCTTTTTAATGTTTAATATTAAACAGGATGTGGTAGAATAATACATGGAAAAGGTTCTCAATATTCTATGACTAAAACATATCAAGAACTTCGTAATAAAGGATTAATAGATAGTGGTGATTTAACAACTGAGGAAAAAACAGATGCAGATATAGTATTTCCAGATGGTGGTGGTAGAGATGATCCTGAAACTTATATTGTAGAAATACAAGACATAGAGATAAAAAGGAAGGCTGCACAGAAAAAGACATATGATATTAGGGAAATAGACCCCACTATAGGTGATAAGTAATGAGCATTTACGTTCCAGTTCTTGTAACAGAGGCAGAATTAAGAAATGCATTTACACCTGCATTAACTACAAGTGAAATATCAGTATCTGGAGCAGTATCTATTATAGAGATGACAGAATTATATATTAGAGATGCATTCTGTGATGGGACTATGCCAAGTGCTAATGATGCAAAGATGCCAGCTTTGGCATTATGTATGACTAAAGTTGTAGATCATATTCCATCTAGATTGAAATCAATGGATTCTTTTTCAATTGGAGATTATAGTGTAAAATATACAGATTCTACTACAATGGAAGATTATGTTGATACGGCTAATACTGTATTGAAACAGTTGGACATGAAAAGTCGAAGTAATTACATATATAGAGCAAATAGGTGAGAAAATGGTTAGTGGAGACCATTATACGAGTTTATTAGATGATACTGTTGCTTTATTCTCAAGTCAAACTTCGAGTAATTCATTAGGACAAACAATTGATACGTGGACATACTTCAAATCTGGAATGATTTGTAGAATAGTTCCAGTCACGGCAGAACAAAGAGTAGCACTTCCTGGTACATTTGTAGATGTTAAATATCTATTATATTTTCAACCAAGTGCATCATTATCATATGATTGGAGATTGAAAATTAGTGATGATTATTATAAGATAAATGAGTTTTATGGTGATTCACAGGGTGTCACTCAGAAGTGTTATATTTCAAAGGTGGATGAATGAGCTTAGTAATAGAAGAAGAAATATATGGTTTATTAAAAGGTAGTAGTTCATTAATAACTCTCATAGAGTCAACATCTAATATAAAGATGGGAGTTCAGAAAACAACACCAACATCATTTCCATCCATTGTTGTAGCACAAGTAGGTGGTTCAGAAAGAGTATATATTGGTTATGGTGCATCAGCATCAGGTAGTAAATTTGCTATTGAAGATGCAAGTTATCAGATAGATATTTATAATCAAACATCTCCGAGAACGAATCTTCTTATCTATAATGCAATGAAAATGCCATTAATGTCGAATGGATATACTAAGACTTCTGATAATAGTATATTAGAAGAAGAACTTGATGCGTTTCGACAAATCACGAGGTGGAGCAAAATCAAGAGTCATACTGATTAAGATATTTAATAAATGTGAGTAAATATGTATAAAATGAGGAATTAAAAAATGATTTTCATTAAAATGAATTGGGGGGAATTAGTTTGAGTATAATTACAGGTGAAAGTGCAATACTATGGTTTGGTGGGAAAGAAGATTCAGTTTGGGCAACTTCAGATTTTGAATTAAACTTTAGTAGAGGAACGGTAGAACAGCCGCTAGTTGGTGAAAAGGGCAATTACTATCTTCAAGGTGCATTAAATATAGATGGTTCATTAACTAATTGTAGATTTGGTGCATCAGGAAATTCAGAGTTCTTAGATAGCATTGTAGATGGAACAGTTCTTGATATATCTGGGGCTGTAGATGGTTCTTCTAGTTTAGTTTGGCATTTTGTTTCATCACAAGTAATTGGATATAATGTATCTGTTGGTGACGCAAGTACAATTACAGAGGTTTCCATTGATTTTACAGTTATGAACCCAAAGAATGCAACTTATGCATCACAGAAGGTGACGTGCTAATGGCAACACCAATAACGTATACGGGTGAAGATGCTACTTTTATGATAAGTAGTCTAACACATACTAATTTAGGTATTGGAGATTTTTCATTAAATATAGGTAGAGGTGTTGTAGAACAACCACTAGTTGGTGAAACTGGAAACTACTTTACTAATGGGGCAATTACGGTTGATGGTTCATTCACTAATTGTCAGTTCGGTTCAACAGCAACTGATTTAGTTCTAGGAAGTATAATTAATGGAAATCAGGTTAAAGTGTCGGGTTCAGTAGGAGCAAATAGTTTAAGTTTCTATTTTGTATCTTGTCAAATAACAGGTTTTAATCTATCTATAGGAGATGCGGGCACATTAACAGAAGGAAGTCTGGACTATACAATGCTTGATCCATATAACGTAACCAAAACCACAGCAAGTGCTGCAAACTGGACTAGATTATCTGATAAAACTAAAACAGATGATGTCTAATACTAAATTATGTTGAGCATGGAATCCCATGCTCTTGTATTTTTTAATATTTGTAGAATTAGTGAAATATATATGGGGTTGAATAAGAATGCTTTCTTCTAAATATAATAATGATTGGACTAAATACTATAAAAATATAATAAAGGAAAATTAAAAATGCCAGCACAATCGCTTGGAACTATTTCTGTAAATCTTAGGGCAAATATAGGTCAATTTAATAAAGGGCTTACTCAAGCAAATTCGCAATTAAGTACATTCGGTGCGAAAACAAAAGCATTAGGAAAAGGAACTGGTTTAAAAGGTATGAGAACCCAGATGGGTAAAACATCTAAGGGTTGGTCATCTGGACTTAAATCTATGGGAGCAAAAACAGTTGCAACGGGTAACATTATGGCAATGGCAGTTCAGAAGGGTATGCAGATGATACAACAAGCTATTCATACCGTTATAGATACATTTAAAAGATATGAGAAGTCGATAGTAAATGCAGTGGCAGTTTCAGGATATTTAGGAAAGTCATTTGATACAGCTAGAGCATCTATAGAGAAACTAACATTAGAACTTGCTAGAAATACTATATTCACAGCAACAGAAGTAGCGGAAGCAATGTATTCAATTTCGAGTGCAGGTATTGACCCCGTAACTGCAAGCGTAGAAGAACTAATTCCAATTTTACAATATGCACAAGCAACACAAACTAATCTAGCAGAATCTACAAGATATGTATTAACAGTTTTAAAACAATTTAAGATGGGATTAGAAGATACTAGAATGGTTGTTGATTTATTCACGACTATGATTACAAATTCATTCATGACAGCACAAAAGATGGGAGATGCATTTCAATATGTTGGTCAAATTGCTGGAGAATTAAATCAAGATATAAGGGAAATAGCAGGAACATTAACACTTTTAGTTGAACGTGGTTATGAAGGTCAATCTGCAGGTCAGAGATTAAACATGATGTTCACTAAATTATTACAACCAACTGAAAAAGCTCAACGTATATTGGCATCGTTAGGTCTTACATTAACTGACTTAGATCCAACTACAAATAGTATAGTAGACATTTTGCAGAAATTGAATGATGCAAATTTCAAGGCAGCAGATGCAGCAGGAATATTTAGAGCAAGAACAGCAGCAGCAGCGATAACAATGGTTAATTCAGTGGATGCAATAAAAGAGTATGTTAATATATCTAAAGAATTATCTGGTATCACTGAAATGATTGCTGAAAGACAATTAGCTACTCTTGAAGGAGCATTCAAAAACTTTGAAGGAGTTGTTCAAGAAGTATCTATAACACTTGGAACTGTATTAACAGATGCAATAAATACAGTAATGGAAGGTATGGGTAGATTAGGACAAGCTTGGGATAATGTATTTAAAGGTGCGGGTCCAGAAGCACAGAGTTTAGGTAATACACTTAAAGAAGCATTCTTATGGTTAACTCCAATAACTGGGGTGTTCAAGGCATTGGATTGGGTACAAACAAATGTATTAGACAAAATAAGTGAATGGGAAGATTGGAAAGATGGAATCAAAGCATTTAATGAGATAAGTAAAGATGGTATAACAATATCTGAAGCACAAGCAAAATTAGCTAATATAAAAAATAAAGATAGTGCAGAATATGCAAGAGCACTTGCTATAGTTAATGGTATTATGGAAAAGAATACTACAGTAACAGAAGATTCAGAGATAGCTACTAAAGATTATGGAGAAAAACTTGAAGAAGTAATGCGTATTAAAAAGGAGATGACTGGATATATTACAGATGAATCTAAAAATACTGAGGAATACAAACAATTACAAATAGATTTAATGGATGCAGAATTAGGTGTTGCTCATGCACAAGATGATGTAATAAAAACAAGTGGAAGAATACTTGAAGTATATTCAAATATGAGTGAAGAAGTATCTAATGGAATTGCTGCATATAATAATTACAAAGGAGCATTATCTTCAGTGGTTCAATTAGAAGAACGTAGAAAAGGTATAACTAAAGATGAGATAGAGGCAGAGCAAGAATTATCTAAGATATTAACTACATATGGTGAAAATAGTGAACAATATTCTGCTGCACTTAATTACTATAATAGTGTCATTAAAGAATCAGAAAAGATTTCGGATGACATGGTAACTGCTAAAGAAAAAGAAATCGAAACCCAAGAAGCATACCAAGAGGCTCTTGATAATGCAAATGAATCAGAAAGAGAGGCTATAATATCAGCTCAAGAATTAATAGACATGAGAGGAGAATTATTCAGAGCAGAGAGCAATTATAATTCAGCGTTAGTTGAATATAATAGATTATTGGATTTACAAGCAAATCGTGCTCAATATGTTGCAGAGGCAATGTTAAATGTTTATGACATTGAAGATAAGTTACACAAACTTGAACTTAAAAGATATCAATTATCAGAAGATAAGAACTCATTAGATGAAGATTTATTTGATAATTTAGCTGAACAGGGATTATTAACAGAAGATGTAATCAAAGAATATAAAGAATGGCAAAAGGCAGAAGGAGATTTAGCAAAAGCAAGAGCATCATATGCTAAAGGAGATATTACTGAAGAAGAATTGGCAAAGTATATAGAAGCAGCTTCAAAAGAACAGAAGGAATATTCAGCATTATCACAAGATACAGCACAACATTATGTAGATATTGGCATTGCAAGTAATGATGTAGCTTCCACTCTTAAAGATATTAATGATTTATCTAATGATGAATATCAGATGGCTGGTGCGATAAATGATGCTTCAGAAGATTTAGCAGATGCTTTATTGAGAGTATCTGAAATAGATTTAATTACTGATGAGGATATTGCAGATGCAAGATTATTATCTGAATCATTTGAACAAGCTATGAAGGATGCAATAACTGCGATTACAGAATTTGAAATACCAGAGTTGGTGGTTAATATTGAAGTACCAAAAGATCCAATAACTGAATTTTTTGGAACCCTAACGTCTTGGATATCTAAAGGATGGGATTTAGTTATTAATGTTGTTGGTAAAGTTGGGGATATTGTTGGTGATGTTGCTGGTGGGGTTGTTGATTGGTTTGAATCATGGTGGCCTTTTGCAACAGGTGGCATTGCTGGATTAGCAGAAGGTGGTGTTGCTGGTTTACAACATGGGATTAATAAAACAAAAGGACCAACAAATGCATTGATAGGAGAAGCAGGAGCAGAAGCAGTAGTTCCATTAGAGGGTTCTAATCGTAAGTATGGTAAAGATATATTACAAGAAATAATACCTAAATATTTTCCAGAGTTAGGAATGCAAACTGGTGGTGTAAGTAATGATGCGGTATCAATACCACAATCAAATCCTGGTAAATCTATAATACTTCAAGGTGATATCAATATCGTAGGTGTCCAAAATCCAAAAGATATGGTGGACGCCTTCTTAAGCGAAATGGAAATAAGAAGCAGAGGAAGATTTTAATGGCTCTTACATATAATGTATTATTTTCATCATCTACTAATCATCAATGGAGTTTAGATAACACTAATACTAATGTAGGTAGATTGGAAATAACAGATTCAGCAACAAGTAATTTCCAAACAGGATTGTTACAAATTAATAATCCTCCATCGAGTATATCTATTGGTAATCCAGTTGATATATCTATAAATTCAGTTGATTTGTTTTCTGGATATGTTGCAAGAACTCAACAAACTATTGGTGGTATTAATAAGTATAATGTTCAATTAATAGGTAAGACATATGATCTATGGAGATACAATGTGGATGACACTGCAATTCATACATTAGATTATGATTGGACTACGACTTTGGTTCGTAATTTAGTTTCTTCACAATGTGATGGTAAAATAGGTTATGATGATATTATTCCTGGAAGTGGAGCATTTATATCTGGTTCGTATGAGTTTGAGAATTATTCTGTTGGAGATACAGTTAAACAAATGTCTAATTTTGATGGATTCCAATTTTATGTAGACTCTGGCAATAACTTACAATATTATTTATCATCTTCAACACCAACTATTACAATAACTGAATCTGAAATTGAAAGACACTCACCATTTCAAATGTCAGACGATAATATGTATAATGATGTCATAGTTGTTGGTAATACGGTATCTGCAAGAGCATCGTCTCAATCATCAATAGATACATATGGTAGACATTTATATAAATTAAATGAACAATCTATTTCTAATGAAACTGATGCACAGTCAATAGCAGATAGTATACTTGATGAATATTCAATTCCAAGTTTATATGGAGATGTTACAATTAATGGTGATACAAATTTAGATATTGGTGAGAAATTTACATTCGATTTAACAAATATGGATATAACTGGGAATCATAATATAAAATCATATACACATACTATAGATGAAAATGGGTTTAGAAGTAAAATCACATTTGGGAGAGAACCATATGATCCAACAGCAGATTTATCTGTATTAAAAACAAAATTTGATTC